TCTAAAGATGAAGCGGTATCGCTATTAGCTTTAAGTACGTCACCATTTGCCAACACAATTTTTGCACCACCTTGAATTAGTTCGATTGCAGAGTTTGGTGGAACGCTAACAGCTTTTGCAATAAAGTGATCGTTTCCTCCGTTTACAATCTGACAACTAGCCAAAACAGTTGAAGCGCTAGTATTACAGATTCTAATACCGATAACTGCATCAAAGTCTCCACCAGTTACTAAAGTGACTGGAGATGTACCAACGTTTCTTTGTAAATTGTTTCTAAAATTTTGTGCCATATTTTTTTCCTATTTATAACGCCACCGCCATTGCTAATGCAAAGCCAGCTGACGCTGCTCCTACTGGTGTTCCTGAAGCGTCCAAGAAAACCGATTTACTTGCTGGTAAAGTACAGAATACATCTTTAGTGCCTGCACTAAAATCAACAACATTATCAGAATTAGAACTACTAAAAATTGTAGCCCCTGATCCTCTTGTTATGTTTGCACTTGTACCATCTAATGTTCCAAGTCCAACTTCAAACTCACTTGTACCTTGATTAAAAATACAATAATAAGTCGTATTGCTGTTTCCTATACCTTGTGCAAAAGTTTCAAAACCAGTTACTGCTGCTCCAAGTGCGAATGCACCTGTACCAGTAGTTGTGCTTGTTACTTTTACTCTGTCGTTTATTACCAACGCCATAAATTTTCTCCTTAACTCATACTAATAATTGCATTAGCAGGTGTAGTAGGATCAGGAAACGTAATAGTAAAAGTACCATTCGTTGCTGTCTTATTTCCACCAAAATCTAAAACCACTACTAATCTATTCGCTACCGAATCAACTGTATCTGTATTGTAGATCGCTGCAAAAGCTGCAGTAAAAGATGCACTACTATAACTTACATTATCAAAATCAACTGAAGCAACTGCTGTGCTCGATGCAACTCCAAGTCTTGTTAATGTTTTTACAGAATAGTTAGTTCCACCTGTAGTATCTACTTCGCCATTTCCAGTTCCTAACAATGCAACTGTTGATGACACTGAATAAGGATTAGTTGTATATAAAGAAATTTTAAAAGTATTACCGCCTGAAGCTTTAAAGTTATGATTAGCTTCGAACAGAGCACCTCTAAAACTATTTGGTATTATATTTGCCATATTCTTTTATCTCCTTAATTGCTTGATGGTGGTTTACTATTAAGTTGAGCACGAACTTCACCATCTTGATATTCGTCTCTGCGTCTGATACCGATTTGCTCGATAGCGTACGATTCGATTGCTTGTGTATAAGCCTGTTGGTAGTATTGTAACATATCCTGCGGGCCTTTCAAGTATGCATATGTATTTATCAGACAAGCATACAAAAGTAAATCTTGATATTTATTTGACAGATAAGTTCCTGTTGTAGCTGGTGCTGGAGTTGATGTTGTATCTGTAATAGAATCTGGTTCTTTGTCGTATGATATTGTAATTTCGTAAGTTTTATCAGGCGTTGGGGCTACCACCCAAAACTCCTCATCCCAGTTTGCATAGTATTTTGGAATATCCACAGCTTGAGTGCTTGGTGTAGAATAATATTCTGCCATAAAACTAGTGTCTCTTTGTTCTAAATAATATTGATTTCCTGCTTGATCTTTAAATTGCACATATCTTATAGCTCTTAAATTTTCTGGTATGGTCACATATCTATTTCCTATGATAGCATTTGAAGTTGCATAAAATACATTTTGATCTGTATCTATTTCTCTAGCAATTTTGTTTTCTGCATTTTTAATAATAGTTCCTAATACAGAGTCTGTTAAAACTTTTGGTGTAGTAACACCATTATCTACCTCTGTGTAGTTTCTAATATCAGTTCTTAAGTTATCTAAAGTATATGCCATTATCCGTTTACTACCTCTAATGTTACTGGTCCTGCAGAACAGTTATCTCCACCACCAGATACACCACCTGTCGTAGCATTACTAGTGCTTGTTATGTAAAAATAATTTATAGGAGTCGTTAAAGGATCTGACGTTGTTGCTCCTGTAACATTCCCTGCAGAATCTATTTGACCTAATGCAATTGTAAACCCATTTGCATTATTTAGATCACTGACATTATCAAACGTTGGTATGTTTGCAAAAGCTTGTAAATTTCTTACATCTCCAGGATCTGATCCTCCAGGTCCCGCAGCAATTACTTCTGGTGGTCCTCTAAATCTTACAACGTCTCCAGCTTTTCTTTGATGATCTTCTGAAAAAACATTTACATAAGTTGTGCCACTATAAATTACAGATGTAAATGGATTTGAATTTAATAAAATTAAACTAGCAACAGAGTCTGGTTGTGGTCTTGGATTATATAAAGCTTGTGGATCAGAGCCAACTGGTTTTGGTTCTAATTGTGGCTGCTTTGCTTCAAACTCTGAAAAATGAACTAAAGATCCATTCCATTCCCTAACCATTTCATCATATGGAAATGCCATTCCAGATCTATCTGAAATTGCTAATGCGTATTTACCTGATGCATACTTACCCATTATACTCCATCTCCATAAAATGTTTGTGGTGAAATGAAAGTAGATGTACCTTGATTGTCTGCGTCAAGTGCTCTTAATAATTCACTTTCATATCTTCGTTCTAATTCTTGACTCATCTCTGGTGAATATTTTAAACTTAAATAATAAGCTAAACCAGACATCATACAAGGATAGAATCTATTTACGACATCTGATGTATTATTATATGCACCTACGTCTTGAATTTTAGATAAGTAATAAAAACAAAATTGAAAACTACTTGGTGTAGTTGTGCTTGATACACTTGAACTTGGTGTTGTGTATAAAAATATACTTGGATTTAATTTTCTTTCTACATAATATTGTGAAGGTGTACCTTTAGCTAATTTATTTGGTGTTTGTGAATATGTAGATCTATCTATTTTTGTAAGTGCAATATCTTGTGGTGCAGTTGTAGTAGTATTATTTCTATAATACGCTTCTAATACATCACTAATATCATCTGGAAAATTTGTTGAATCAGCTGCAAAATTATATTCTGCTTGACCTTCTACTAATGGAACTTTTGCTAATTTTACTTTCCATAAATGAACACCTCTGTTTCCCCATTCTTGAAACATAATATTTAAAGAACGTCTTGCAGATCTTAATTGATAACCTGTTCTAGTTCCTCTCATACCAGTTCTTTCAAAAGCTTCTTCTATAATTTCATCTATTTGTGGATTAAATTCTGTAGTTTCAGATGTTGGAGAAATTGTTTGTGCAGTATTGCCCATACCGCTGTGGTTGGTGCAATAATAAAATAACAAAGGCGCGCCTGTTGTTCTAACTGGTGCAACAGTAAAAGTTGTTTTTGCTCCTGTAGTTCCAGGTGTTCCAGTTGAAGTTACACCTGTAGTATAAGCTGTTCCTGCGGGTGTTGCCCAAGTTCCATTAGCAGTAGTTGAAAAAGCGATTTGGTGTGTATCATTTGAATTATCAGACTGATCAAAGATGTAAGTATTACCTTCTTGTAAATACAAGACAACATTAGCCTCTCCGTTAATATAATATTTATTACCGGTACCGTATTGATTAGTCCCCGTTGCTACGGTTACTTTATAAGTTATTGTAGCCACAATTTAATCCTACGTAAATGTTATAGTAACACCAGGTGTTGCAGTTAAATCTAAATAAATTCCTTCTTCAAATAAAATTCCAGAACCAGGAACATAAAAATCTATTCCTTCAGTTCCAAATTTAAATGTAGCTATTGCAGTTCCACTAGATCCACCAGATTTAAAAATTATACTAGAACTAGCAGCTCCTTCAGCTTGAATACCAGTTATTCTCGCTCTTTGAGTTGTAGGAACTAATTGTCCATCTCCTGTTGCGTGGGCTACCTGTTGGTCACTTGAATATGATGCCATTTGTTTCTCCTAAATTATGTGTGGGCCGAAGCCCACACTAAATTAATTATTAACTTAAATTATTATTTTGTTGGTACAAAATAGTAATTCTAACTTCACCCGCGTTTGTTGCTGCAGAGTTAGTCACGTTTAATCTTTGATCAGACGTTCCAATATCTTCCCAAGCTAAAGCTCCACCTGCTTCAGTTCCAGGGTATTTTCTACCAGCAGTAGTTCCGATTGCAAACGTATTGACAAGAGCAGTAGCTGCTCCTCCCACAAAACCAACACTAATATTAGTTCCTGTATTAGCTGCTGTGATAACATCAATTACACAATCAATAATTTGTGAGTTTGCTGGAATGATTACATTTGTTGCTGATGCAGCAATCGCTCCTGAAGATAGGTCAGCTGCAAAAGTTTGTGCCATTACAACTTGACCAGTATTTTTCATATCAGTT